CCCTCCCGACTGCAGCGGCAATCCTCGCCCTGTTGCAGCCAGGGGTGCAGATCGGGACCAGTTTCGAGATTCACATCCGAAACGGCGCGGCCAGTAGCCACGCGATTACCCTCGCCGGGCCATCCGGTGGCGGGATCACGGTTGACGGCGTAGCCACGGTGGCGCACAACACCTCGGCCACATTCCTGGCGAGGGTGACCGGCGAAACCACGCCGGCCATCACGTTCCATCGGGTCTAATGAACTACACCTGGTGCCGAGGGCATCAGGAGGTTTGGGATGCCATCGCTGCAAAGGCGGCGGCATCCTCGCCGCCTGCTCAGCCGCCTAGGCCACAACCGGAAAAACCTACACGCAAGGCTGTAAATGTCCCGAGTTCCTGAGTACACAAACTTTCGTTACATCTCTGCAGGGTCGGCGGTAACCCTTCCTGCCGGCAAGTTTTTTATCCGGTTGCTGGCACTGGAGGCGACCGTTCTCCATGCCGACACGGTTTGCAGCAGCTGCACCGATGGCCTCAGCGGCGCCCCGATCCCGGCCGGCACCGAGGTTACCGGCTATTTCTCGACCGTCCGGCTCACCAGCGGCAAAGTTTTTGCCTACCTGAGCTAACCGATGAGCGTTCTCCACAGGATCACGATCCCGCCTAAGGGGCGATGGGTCTCTGACCGCAGCCCCATCGCCAGCGACCTGGGTGAATGGCAATCATGCGACGGTGAGGCGCATGAGTTCCACGATCCGATGGTGTCGCTCACCGTCTCGATTGACGATGATCACACCTTGCATCTGTTCTGCGAGGCTGATCAGGTTGATGCTGCAGTGGAGAGGCTGAGGCAACTGCTCAGTGGCTGATCTCTCCGCCCAGATTGAGGCGTTCCTCAGAAATGCCCTACGCCAAAAGCGCCTGGAGGATCAGCGGGTCCGACAGGCGCTTCGTGATCTGCGGCAGGTGCTGGCGGCCGTGGAGCGGGTCGTGGGTGAGAGCGGCGTGGCAGCTCCACAGCCGGGCCGGAATGAGGCGATCGCCAGGGTGACCGCAGCCATCGCCCGCAGCGTGCGCGACTCGTTCGGGGTGCCCCAGCTGGCGGCCCTCAGTGCCGCCCTGGCGCCATGGCTGGAGAGTCAGCTCAAGTTTGCCCGCCAGATGGTGGAGATGGCGGGCGGGGACCTTGCAGCGCCGACCGTGCAGATGACCGCGACGCAGGCGGCCCGGATCGTCCGCGGCGTGCAGGTGGCCGGCACCACAATGGAGAAGCAGCTCCTCTCGCGACTGCCGGCGATGGTGGCCGATCGGGTCGAGCGGTTCATCCGGCTGGGGGTTCAGGACGTGGCCGGGGGTGAGGTGTTCGCCACCTACGAAAACGCCGTGGTGCGCACCGTGGGCAACGCGGTGGAGGCAACCATCCGCACCGGTGTGCACGAGGCTGGCGGGATGGCCCAGCAGATGATCTACCAGTACGAAACCGATCCCGCCTGGCTCGGGCCTGATGGGCTGGTGTGGACTGCCATCCTGGATTCCCGGGTCTGCCCCGTGTGCCTGAGCCTCGACGGGACGCGGTACCAGTTGGGCGTGCCGGCTCCTTATTTCGACGGCGAGAACAAGACGAGCCCCCATCCTCAGTGCCGCTGCTACCTCCTGCCCTGGAAGTGGAGGAACGACACAGAGGGAGGGAAGCCGCTCAACAGAGAGGCGACCGGGGACAAGGGGGCTCAGGCGCTTTCGTTCCGTGCCGCGGCGTCGCGGTGGGTGCGGGACAATCCCGAGACGGCTCGGAGCATCTTCGGCAAAACGCTGGGGCAGCGGCTGATCGACGGCAAGATCGGCTTCGATCAAGCCGTTAAGCTGTGGTCAGCAAAGGGTTAGCCATGGCCGTCACCGTTGTTGCCACCGCTGGCGCGGCCAACGCCAACAGCTACCTCACCGTGGCCGCGGCGGATGATCTGGCCGATGATTACCTCGGCCCACTGAACTGGACGGCAGCAACCACGGACAACAAGGGGCGGGCGTTGATCATGGCAGCCATGTATCTCGATCAACTGGAGTCGATCGGCAGCCGTGCCACCACCACCCAGGCCCGCGCTTGGCCGCGCATTGGCGCCGCGTGCGGGGAGTGGTCGTTTGCGGCTGACGAAATCCCATCGCCTGTCAAGCGGGCAAACTTTGACCTTGCAGAGGCCTTGCTGGCCAATCCCGCCCTACTCAGAGGCCAAGGGGCCGGCAATGCGGAGCTGATCCCAGGGATCCCCAACGCCAGCCTGAAGTCGGCGCGGGTGGATGTGATCTCACTGGAGTTCAGGGACGGGGCTGTGCCCAACAACCAGAACGCTCTCAATGTGCTGCCAGGGTTGCGGCAGACGCTGGGGTGCCTCTGCCTGAGCGCGCCTATCGGTGGATCGCGTAGCATCCGGGTAGTTCGATCGTGAATCGTGCCAGCCGTGGCCGAACAGCAGCTAAATCTGTTCGGCCCGGCTGACGAAAAGCCGGCTACCAGGAATCACCTGGCAACGCCTCTCACGAGGGAAGAGTCGCGAAGGATTGGCAAGATGTACGCGGATAATATCAGGTTGGTCGGGAAGTTTCAGGCCAAGATGCGAGACAAATACGGAAAGTGTTTGCCATCGGAAGATATAAACAGCGCTGTTGATATTGCATTCATCAAAGCAGCGAGGATATGGAATCCAGAGCGGGGAGCATTCAGCACGATCCTTGGACACTTCGCTGCTGGTGAGGTACGCCACGCAATCAAGGCGGCTGGAAACTGGGGCGTTGCCGCCACCCAACGCGCACGCCTGGCGGGGATGCAAGCCCGCCGGATGCTGGAGGCCGGCATGGCCCCGGCCGATGTGTGCCGCGAGATGGCGATCACTGAGGACGACCTGCTGGACGTTCTACGGGCCACCACCGGCCTAGCGCATGACGTCCAGGGCTTCGAGCTGCACCTGTGCCCCCGGCCAACACCGTGGGAGCTGCTGGAGGGCGGCGAGGCAAACTAGGGAAACAACGCATGATGGACCATGGCTACCGGGGTTTACAAAGCAGCGCTTGACATTGGGCTGTTTCTCGGGCTGGGAACCACCGCAAGCAGCATTCCTACTAGCAAGACCGGATTAACCGAGATTCTCAGCCTGTCCGATGCCAGCATTTCTACTACATCGGAGCAGCAAAAAGGATCGGATTACAAAACACCTTTTGGGTACAGCCAACAGGTGGTAACCGATAAAACATGGTCCATGCCGGCACAGTTTAACCTTGACGTAACGAGTGAAGGTTACGCATTGCTCAAGCGTGCCGAAAAAGGGGCGCCTAGTGGTATTACCGTGCGAATGTGGCGAGAGCTTCCATTGTTTGGCAGCACCCATAAAAATCCGCAAGTTGAAGCCGCTGTTGCATCTGTCGCAAACTACAACGAAGCACTAGCTCGGGGCGGCATTATGGCGATAACTTTCAACTTCATAAATTACAGCGAGTTGCTGACTTACCAGCAAGGCAATCCCATTGCAACGCTGACCATCACCACTCCTGGCGCGGGCCTGAGCGCTGGCACCGCCGTGCCCCTGGTGCCCGTGGCGCCAGGCCCCGGCGACATGTCGGGCCTGGGCGCCACCGCGACGATCACCGTGAATGGCAGCGGCGCGACTCAAACCGCCACGATCGTGGCCTCCGGCCAGAACTTCAGGGTGGGCGATACCTTGACGATCACCGATCCCGCCGTGGTCGGCGCTGGCGACACCCCCCCGCTGTTCACCGTGGCGACGGTGGCCTAAGGGTTGACGGGGAGAAGGCTGCGGCACTATGGTGTTCGCAGAGGTTCCCGCCTCCTTGGTTTCTCGGTGAAACCGCCACGTTTCCGGCCCCTCAGCGACTGCAATCGCTGGGGGGCTTGTGGTTTGGGACCACTCGCTTATGATCCTGTTGCAAGACCGATCCTCCTTGGTTCGGTGGATCCAGCCGCTGCCTCAGTTTCCTAGGCCGGGAGCAGTTGCTGGAATGGATTGGCGGGGGGCTCCGAAAGGGGCCCCTTCGCTTTATGCGGCGCTATCGTGTCCGCATCTGGGGGCACCGGTCTCCATGAAACCCTGCAAGAGCTCGGACCTGTTCCGGGCTTTTGTGGTGTTCGGGCCCATTACGCCTCCCCCTAACGCCCCCCGGCCTGGCTCAGCCGCTGCCACTGCTCGGCGAAAAACTGGGCGAGCGGGTGTTTGTCGAGCGCTGGCTTGATCCAGTTCCGGCCTGGCAGCGCTCGGCCGCTGGCGGTGATGCGATCCTCCAGGATGGACCTGGCGTAGTGGAACCCATCCTCGCTGACCGGATCCCAGGTAAACGTGATCGTTGACCCTCGCGGGTTGTCCTGGCGCCGCTGCGAGTTCAGAAAGTCACCGGAATCGACGATGTTGCGCGGGCTGGAGGCGATGGTGTAGGGCAAGCCGCCTTGTGCCTTCAAGACCTTATTCTTCTGGCGAAACGTCTTGGCTTTGTTGAACTTGCCGTAGCGGTAGGTTATCCCTGGCCATGGATACTGAACCGCCCTGATTTCTTCCTTCAGTTGCGGGCCGATTACATCGCCGTACTTCGCCATGATTATCGGCACACGCAACAGTAGCTTACTGGATGTAAACCTGGTTAGCTTTAGCTCAACAGTAATCCTAGCCATCGACGTACACTGCGAGTCGGATGCGGTCACCGATAACACTCTGCATTATGCCGCCGATCAGCCCTGTGGAGCCGTAGGGGTGCCGCTCCTGCAGCACCTCACACCTGGCGGGCGGCTTGCCGCTGAACACCAGCAGCCCCCTCACGCCGGCCTGGATCCTGGCGTCCAGGGCCTGAGGGTTCACCGCGTAGCCGTCATAGGTGAGCCGGTCGGTGTCCACGCCTGGGAAGCCGGACCCGTTGCGCCCCCCCTCGCGCAGGAACAACGACACGGTGATCTGCTCGGTTTTGGGGATGATGTTGCCGGTTGCTGGATCCTCAACGGTGCCGATGTCCACAACATCGAATGTCGCCGTGGCGTTGACCTGGCCTAGAAGTGCGCTGCTCATGGTCTAGTTTGCCGCGGCGGATCGCTATTGCGGGTTGGTTCCATCAGGAGCGGGTCCGTTGATGTCAGCCACCGGACCGCGCCATTGATAGACGCCATGGAGGGCACTGATCCAGCCGTCTCTTAGTGGGATCCACCAGAAACCCCTACCCCAAGCGCGGTAGCGCATTTCACCGTTCCAGCGATCGTCAGTTGCCCAGCATTCGTACCACCCTGGCTGAACCGGGATCAACCGCGCTGACTGAATGCTGTGTTGCGAGTTGCTTGCGTCAGTGGTCACGTTGCGTCTGCTGCGGATGGGCCTGAGGCAACCTAGGGGAAGGCGAGGACGGCATGACAGAGAATCTGGGTGATGCGCTGCTGGTCGTCCGCGCCGACACCACACAGCTGGAGGCAGGTTTCAGGCAGGCTGAGGAGCGGGCTCGCCAGGCTGGGGCAGCCGCTCGGGATGCGTTCCAAGCGCCGGCAAACAGCATCGCAGGGCTGAGCGCCAAGTTGGCCGGCCTACAGCAGTCATTCCGATCGGTTGAGATCGGCTCCCGAGAGTTCCGCTCCCTCCAGCGCGAGATCCAGCGCACAGAGCGAGAGCTGGCCCGCGTCGATCAGACCCTGACGGGCCGGCTAGCCAGGGGTGCCCGTGGGTTCGGCGCAGAGGCCCTGCTGGCCCTCGGGGCACGTGGTGCTGCCGCCACTGCGCCGGTGATCGCCGCTGGCATGTTCCTGAAGGGCTCCATCGATCAGGCTGTTCAGCTGGAGAACGTCACCCGCAAGCTCACGGTGACCCTTGGCCCGCAGGGTGCTGCGGGTGCAATCAATTTTACCCGGGGGATTTCGCGGGAGCTAGGGCTCTCGTTTGAGACGCTGGTCGGGACTTACAGCAGCTTCACCGCAGCCGCCACGGCGGCGAACATCCCGATCGATCAGCAACGGCAGTTGTTCACGTCGGTCAGTCGTGCGGCACAGGCCTATGGGCTGAGCAATGACCAGGTGGGCGGGACATTCCTGGCGCTGCAGCAGGTGGCGAGCAAAGGCACCGTCAGCATGGAGGAGCTGCGCTTGCAGCTCGCTGAACGCCTTCCCGTGGCGCTGTCGGCTACCGCCAAGGGGCTGGGCATCACGCAGCGCGATCTGATCAAGCTGGTTGAGTCAG